GCATAAGGGCTTGGTATTTGATAAAAGTAACTTTTAAATTCAAACTCATCTCCTATTGCTTGAAATACTAATGGTGATGTTCCACCACAATTAACTCTTTCTCTTATTTCATATATAGCTCTGTATAGACAAGGAGTTGAAGGTAAATTATCTAAAACTACTTGACCTCCTAATGACATTGAACCTACTATATCTGGAAATACGTCACTGACTGCTGGTGCAAATAATCCATTAGCATCTGCTTTCTGTATTAATATTCTACCTCTAATTAAGTCTGGATTTTGCATCCATTCAGTATTAGTAGTTACAATATTATGCAAATGACTGTATGTATTCAATCTTGTTACATCAATAAAAATAACCTTTGTAGAATTATCAACTCTTTGATAAACTACTTTTGGTGTAATTACTTCATAGTTGTAGTTTTCACTATCAGTTACTCCATCTTGTATTCTTGTTGCAGTAGCTAGATAAACAGTATTGTTAATTGTATTTGCTGCATTTATTATTAAGTTACTTGGTTGAGTTACAGTTCCTGTTAAGAACTGTATTGGATTGTAAGTAGGGTTTGGAATTGTGTTGGTAGGAGGGTCTAACCATTGAATAGGGTCGTAAAGTGGATTTGGATATATGTTAGTCAAATCACTTATAAACCCTATTGTTCTGTTAAAACCTTTTGCAACAGTAATCCAATTTGTTGTATTGTTTATGTACAACCGTAAATCTGGATTTGTTGTTATGTTTATCATTTGTTTGTTTTAAGATTACTAATATACTTTTTAATATCGTATAAGTTTAATGAAGTCAATTGTTCTTCTGATTTTTCTTTTGTATTGAACCATTTAATGTAAAGTAACATATTATCTAATCCTCCGATTAAATCTATGTAAACTTTATACTTATCTTCGTTTAATAGTTTATACTCGTCAATACTATACAAAATCCTTTTAGTTGCAATAACATTGTCTTTTTCTTTATTAAAAACAATGCTATCACATCTAAAAGGTATTTTATTTATAGTTCTTTTAACTTTAACTTCATTTACTATACCTAATTTGTCTAATCGTCTTTTTTCTGCTAATACTTTCTCTGCTCTTCTTTGGTCTTGATACCTTCCTGGAATTAATATTCCTTCTACAATTTTTGCTTTTCTTCTTGACATTATACTATATCTTTTATTCTTTGGTTGTTAGGGTTATCATCATACATTTGTAAAACCTCTGCATTAATTTGTTTTTCTTTTAAAGCTACTTCTTTAACAAACTCTTTGTCTTGTTGTGCTAATGAATCTTGTTTAAACTTAATTTCAGCTTGTAATCTTTGTTTATCTAATTCTAATCTTGCTTTAGCTTCTTCTTGTGTAGCTTTATCGATACCTTCAATTTGTTTAGTTAATTGTTCAATCTGTTTTTGAGCTTCTTGTAATTGTTGGTTTAACTGATTGATTTGATTTTCTTCTTGTTTCTTCATTGAAGATTTAACAAGTTGATTAAACTCTGTTAAAGAATTAGTAGTCATTAACGCAAATCCATCAATAGGTTTAACCATTTGATTTTTAGCATATTCAACAGCAAGTTGTTTAGATTTCTCTAAATTCATAGCTTCTTCAGTTCCCATAGATACGTGAACATTATAATCAGCCCACATTCCTCCTTCTTTCAAAATAAAAGATTGTTTCATATTACCAATCACATAATTTATATGCTTGCCTTTTTCATAAGTTATTTTACAGAAGTTTAATAGATCTGTAAACAATTGTTTTACCAATAAAGTATGAGTAAAGAATATAGGCATTGTAACAACAGTTGATTTAACAGTAGTCATTTGTACATTTTGTACAGCTTGTCTTTCCGCAATATCGCCAAGCATTTCTTTCGGAACTCCTGTAATTGTATTAAGTATTGCTTCTAATCCGTTTAAAACATTCATAAAGCCTTGTACAGCATTATTATCTAAACCTACATTAGAAGTTGCCCCATAATTATTAAAGTCTTTCATACCTTCTTGACTAATAGAAATCATATCAATACCATTTTTTAAATACGCCTGGTGTTTAATTAATCTTTCTTCAGGAGTAGCACCGTAAAAAGCAGGTATATGTTCTACTACAATCTTAGATGAATTAATACCAGCATTATGAATAACATTGTAGAATTTAAACATTGTTAAATCATAAATATCTTGTATTTGTTTAGTTCTCATAATCAAAGATAATGGCTTACCAAAGTCATCTAAGGTAATCCCATTAACACTTAATTTACATTCAGCAGGATTATCTATGCTTCTTATAACATTGTTGTCTTTACCATAATCAAAAAAACCTAAACCATATATAAATGAACATCTGTATCTATCTTTTCTAAATCTTATAACTTCTTTTCTATCAGCTTCATTACTTGTTTGTAAATAATTATCAATTTGTTCTTGATTGTGTAATACAACTCTGTTATTAGAAATCCACTCTGTATGATACACAGGAATATAAGTATAGTGATTTGTCTGGTCATTTCTATTATTAAATGTATTTGAATAAGTATTTAATTTATTACCGTCTTGTGGGTTTAAATTATAACCATAACCTAACTTTCTTAAATCAATAAGCTCTATTTCATCTTCAGTCATATCATACCCATAACGATTAAGAATATCAGTTTTAGTCATATATTCAATCCAACAAATTCTATCACATTCATTAATATAAGTTTGACCTGATTTCTTGTAATAGTAAATCAAAGAACTATCAATAACTTCTATGATTGGATCTTGACCTATTTCGCTAATATGTATTCTGTAATGAGCAGAACCAGCCACTAACAGGTTTTCTAACAATCTTTTAAGTTTGTTTTGTAAATCAGTTTTAGCGTCATTTTGAAAATAAGAAAGAATGTGATGTGCTGCTATTTCTACTAAGGGTTTCCATTCAGTCTCTAAATATAAACTAATCTTTTCTAATTCGTGTTCATAAATAGAATTTTGTTTTTCTTGACCTTGACTTTTAGCTTCTTCTACGTTCTGTTCACCTTGTTTCATTCGTTGAGCTAACTCTTGGTTCTTTTTATTTATTAGCTCTAAGGTCTTGTTTAATGCTTCATTTTTCTTTTCTTCGTCTATCTCATTAATAGAATGTTCATCTGTTGAAGTGATACTTACTATATTACTTCTTTGTAATAACTGTCCTACCAAAGCATTTAATCTTGCTTTAACAATAGGAATAAAAGGTATTTTGATAACTGAACTTAATCCATAATTATCTTCAATAGCTTTGTATTCCATTTCATCTCTTTCACATTGAAAGTATCTATAAGCAGTATATAACTCATTTTTATTTGTAACTAACGTATTGATTATACTTCTACAATTAGCAAACAAATATTCATCAGTTAATTTATCTTCTTCAGGTACTAAGTCAGATATGTAATAATGAAAACTTTTTTCTTCAAATCCGTGATTATCTTTATCTAAATTCATCTTTTTGTTTGCAATTATAGTTGTTTTTCTTTAATCTTTAAGTCTTTGTAGTAATCTTTTTGATTAATATAATCCTCTGGTGTAAGTGGAATATTTCTATAAACAATACCTCCTTTAATTCTATCATCATAGTAATCAATAAACTTTTGAGTAGGTTCAAATTCTTTTGTAGGTAATACACCAAATTCTCTATAACCTGCTTGATTTATAAACCAACCTATATTTTGTATTTTGTTAGCATTAACAGGTCTTGCTATAACGTGGTCATTACTTAATTGCTCATCGTGTAATTCACAAGCAAACATAGCAGCTACTAAGTCAAACTTACCTTTTTCTTCGTCAGTGTAATCAATTAATTGCTTTAACAAATCTTCAAACCAAATGTTAGTAGCATAGCTTCTTAAATAATCTTTAACTAAGCCTATACAGTGATTTAATATCTTATCATTAACTTGATAACCAATAAGAGTAGTAGACTCTTCAAAAGTAGACCTTGCAATAGCAGGTCTTTGACATAATCTATCAAATGCTTTATACCTTTGAAAATAAGAAACAATCCTAGTTCTTGTATATTCTAACATTACTTTTGCATCATAATACAAACTTAGTTTCAAAACATCGTCATAGTTATCTTCAATATCATCGGCTCTATCTAAGTATACTGCAACGTAAGTGTTATTATGTAACCCATAAACAGCATCTTCTGGATTAATTCTTTTCTTAACCATTGCAGCTAACTTAGACCTTCCTTTACCATCTTTTTGTGTAGAATCATTATTACCCATATCAATACTATCTACTCCCATTGTATATAAGTTTTTAAAAGTTTCTTTACTTGAAGACTTATCAGGATGTTGTAATATGAGTAATTTACCATTAATATCAGGAATAAACTTAACTATCTTCTTACCGTCAGGCATAGTTTCCCAATCTAAATAACCTCTATCAATTTTAGGTAGTTCAACAACTTTATGAGTAATGTTTACATATTGTGTAGCTAAGTCAAGTGAATTAAAAATCTTAGAGTTGTTTTTCATAAATACTTCATCGGCAGTCATAGGATATTGTTGAACAAATTTATTCAAAGCCTGTGCATCAGAAGACTTTTCTTGCCTAACTCTTTCTACTTCTAACTTAGCTCCTTCTTCATCACTATATCCAGTCTTTTCATAAAAACCACCATACTTTTTATAAACAGGAATAAACACAGCAGTTTTCTTTTCATATTCTTTTGGTATATACAAATTATATGCTTCTGGATTAAAGAAAATATCCTTAGCTTGGTCAGAAGAAACTGAACCTCCTGTACCAATATACATTGTAAAACCTCTTTTAATACTACCTACTTTTGCTGTACCCATTGTATTATTTATACAATCTTTTAAAGAAGGATTATTACTAAACTCACCAATCTCATCAAAGACAGTAAAATCAACCCTTCGACCAGCAGTAACACCTTCTGTATTAAATATAATCCTTTCTATTTTAGATTGTCTACCTCTTGTTTCTTTAATTCTTCCTGTGTCAAATATCTCCCCACTAATAATTTCTTTCTCAGTATCTCTAATTCTTTTCTGTCTTAAAGTAGGATGTCTCTTTTCTAATTCATTTAATGAAGGAATTAACTTATCATTAAAGTTTTGTTTAGCTAAACCAAGAGTAGCAGCACATATTAAACTATGACTGTTAGGATAAACAACATACATTTTTAATGCTTGACTTATTGCAATATACGTTTTAAGAGTGCCACGTGCAGTCATCATCATAAAGTCTTTTTTATCTTGTTTAGCTTCTTGTAATTGTTTAAATATCCAATCATCAGTTTGTGTCCACAAAGGATATTCAACTTCAAATTTATCAGTAGGAGAACCGTGTAAATCTAATATAGCACGTTGTATAGGAACAAAGTTAATCATAAAATAATGGTCTCCTGTGATAGTATAACCTTTATGAGTATAGCCTTTTATACTTCTATATATCTGCTCTTCATACCATTCCATATTTAACGGATGTTCTAATTCTTCTTCGTCAAACACCAAAGGACTTCTACCTTTTAGAAATGTTTTATGTTCGTCATTTACTAATATGTTCATTATTCTATTTCTCCTCTTATGATTTTATCTGTTATTTTATCTAACATTCCTTTCTCGTGTGGACTTGTTGATTTACCACCTCTTGCTTTACCTTTCTCTTCTAACTCTAACTCAATCATTTGTTCTAATTGTTTAGTTTCGTGTGCAAGTTTAACTAAATCAGTTCTTGACTTTGCAATCTTACTTATGTCATGTAGTAACTCACCCTTTTTATCAGTAGCTTCTAAATCAGCATTTTTACTATACTTGTCGATATTAGCCATTGTAGTTATGTTACCGTCTCTTATTTCCATTGACATAGTATAGTTCCAATACAAAAATTCTTTCTCACATTCTTTGTATAAAGGATTTTCTAAATCATTCTCACCAATCTTTACATATTGTTTAGATTTTTCAATTCTTTCATTTAATTTTTTCTTAGCTTTAACTAAGAATGAATCATTGTCATATACTAAATACAAATACCTACAATAACTCCAAAACTTATTCTTATCCTTTGTCTTATCTTGTTTCAATAATTCATTAAAACAATCTATAAGAAGTATATCCTCCCTATTAAATTCTATCTTATTCTCTTTTTCGTTAAACTTGAAAAACTTCATAACTTTGCTTATTTTAAATGTTATAAAAAAAACCTTTGACTTCTACATCAAAGGTCTGATTATTTATGCCTGACTTGGTTCTACGTCTTTCTCGTATTCTGCTTTCTTAGTAAATGCAAATATGTCATAAATTTCAAGTATCATTTCTGATTTATAAAATTCAGGAGTTTCAGTCATCTTAATAATGTAAGGTGCTGTTTTAGGATTATCAATTATTTTCATATGAACATAATCTCCAACACTAATTCCTTCTTCTGCTGCTGCTTTACCTACACTTAATACTTTTAAAG